AAGATTACTTCTTAGCAAACTTTGTTGAATGCGATGATCCTGACCGACTGTGGATTGGAGAAATCATATCCAGTGGTGAGGATAACTTGAAGTCTTGGATGAAACGCTCTCAGACTATGAGTTATATGTTCAAGACTGAGGTAGAGGTCTTCGTCAATAAAGAAAACTTTCAACAACTGTTCACCATCAAAGGACAGTCACACCCTGAGGTATTGAAGAAATATCTACAGGGTGCTTTGTCTATTGAGACCATGGTGATTCTAGATATCATCCTAGAATACGTGAAGAACTTCGATAAGAAACTCGAAGATCCGGTGTGGGAAACCGTCAGTCTCAAGATAAAGAAATATAAACCATTCCTAAATATTAATGTGAACAAGTACAAGTCGATTCTTAAAGAGCAAGTAGTATGAGATTTTTTGATTCCGATCAAGTTCGTGATACAGTCATGGAACTTGAGGAACTACAACAAGAACTCACCATGGATCTAATGAATCTTGGTAAGTATAGTGTTGAAGAAAGAAGAGACCATCTAAAGCGACTTAAGACATTCCTTGAGAAGCAGAAGATCTTCTTTTTCCGTATCTCTCTGTCGGATGACCCTGATGCCTTGAAAATCAAGGAGAAGGTGGTCGAAGCAGCAAAGATGTTCGGTTACTCCGAGATCGACGGCATGGATAAATTCTTCCAGCAACTTGATCACACTATCCAAAAACTAGAAAAAACACTTGACAAGTGAGGACCCGTGTCCTATAATACACTTGTCGTTATCCAACGAATCCTAACACATCCTAATCTATCCAATCAATCCTATGTCTTTCGCAAATCTTAAAAAGCAATCACGCACTGGTTCCCTTACAGAAAAACTGATTAAGTCTGTAGAGAAACTGAACGAAAAGGGCAACGGTGCAGACGAGCGTATCTGGAAACCATCAGTTGATAAGACTGGTAATGGTTACGCTGTCATTCGTTTCCTTCCTGAAGCAGAAGGTAATGAACTGCCTTGGGCACGAGTCTACACTCATGCATTCCAAGGTCCAGGTGGATGGTTTATCGAGAACTCTTTGACTACTTTGGGACAGAAGTGCCCCATCTCTGAGTACAACTCTACTCTTTGGAACAACGGCACCGACTCTGGTAAGGAGCAGGCACGTAAGCAAAAGCGTAAGTTGTCCTACTACAGCAACATCTTTGTCGTTAGCGATCCTGCTAACCCCGACAACGAAGGTAAAGTCTTTCTCTACAAGTATGGTAAGAAGATCCATGACAAGATCATGGAAGCAATGAAGCCTGAGTTCGATGACGAAGAACCCATCAACCCCTTCGACTTCTGGAGTGGTGCAAACTTCAAACTGAAGATCCGTAAGGTTGAAGGTTATCAGAACTACGACAAGTCTGAGTTCGACAAGCCTAGCGCACTGTTCGATGATGACGACCGTCTGGAGAAAATCTATAATAATCTCTATGACCTGAATGAGTTCCTTGACCCTAAGAACTTCAAGGACTACGCTGCACTTGAAAAGCGTCTGCAGTATGCTCTTGGACTCAAGGGCACACCTAAGATGCAGGACCGTGAAACCCAGGAGCAAGAAGCACAATGGGAGCGTGAGCGTCGTGGCGATTACACTGAACCCAGTGCCGCTGGTGCTTCATACGAAGACCTGAGTGAAGGTCGCAGTAAGTCATTCAATGACCCTGACATCACTCCAAGCAGTAGCACCGATGATGATGACGCAGATGATTCTCTGAATTACTTTGCTAAACTGGTCAACTCCTGACCTTTACACCCTCCGCAAGGAGGGTTTTTTTATACCCCAGATTCTCTTGGGTTGTATGCTGCCTTGGTGGTTCTGTTGATATACTGAGAAGAAGTCTCATACTTCATGATGTTTCTCATATCAGCAACGAAACCAGCAACGAATTCTGGTTTCAGAATACGAATGAGTCTTTTAGCATCATTCTTTCTTGTCTCATATAAGAAGTTACTAATGGGTCCTGCTGCCTTATCTGATATCAGGACCCAACTTTTTCTATATGCTTCATCATAAACGAAGTCACCATTCTCATCCTTTTCTGTTTGTATATTATCGTAAGTAGGTTTATCTGTGGTCACATTCAGTCCATCTATTGTTACATATGTGAAAGTAAAATCTTCATCAACCTGACGACCTCTATCTAACACAGTTCTATTGAACTTATCTCTAATTTCTCTTGTCTCATAGTGATGAGGTTCCAGGATTCCTGCCTCAGAACCATACGTATCTAACATGTAACTATGAAGTTCATTGTTAGTCAGTGGCCATTCGTTCCTGATATTGATAATGTTATTAGTAATTAAGATTACCCAGTCTAATTCTGGATCATCGTATATTTCAGCAGCAAGAGTATCAGGTCTATCTCCTTCTTTGATCATTCTGAATTCAAATGCAGTGACTGCATAATCAATATCAGTTCTAAGTTTTGCTCTCTTGTAGATGTTCTTGACTAGAACTCTCTCATCACTTCTCTGTCTACCTGGTAGTAAAGAGACGGCAGATATATCTGGTAACTCTCTGAAATAAGACATTAGTAACCAACCTCCGTAGGTCTAATTGAATAAAGATCTCCGTCACCTACTCCAATATCTTGGACTGCTCGATTAGGATCTGCGAATGGACCAGTAAACTGTTCTGTGAATCCTGAATTGTCATTACTTCTTCTAGATCCAAGCACATTCACGCTGTAATCAGATGCGTATACAGGTTCAAGTTCTTGCATTCCAATCTGTATAGTGCAACTCACTGGTTGACCCTCATTGTATGCTGACCATTGACCATCTGGCGTGTAGTTAACCTGAGTGCTTGTGACAGCACAAGGTTTAATTCTATTCACACCTTCTATAATCTCTCCCCTTTCAGTGCGATACTGAAGTCTGAATACATTTGGTGATCCCAGATATAAACTTCTTTGACCTGCTTGGTTTGCTTGAGTCTTTGCTGCCATTCCTTGCTTGAAGAAACGGATAATTCTCTTCACTTCTAATGCTTCTCTTTCATCTCTGGGACTCATTCTCCAACTGAACGAGAAGTCCCTCAGTGTTACCTTATTGAATAGCAGTTCCAAATTACTGTTTGGGATAACACCGAAACCTCTAGCAAGAAGTGATTCTGGTGAAGCATTAACACCCAACATGCCCAGCATAGCAGAACCCATTTGTGTCTTCATCAATGCAGCACCACCTTGAGTCTCCAGACTCTTGATTCCCGCCATTAATCTTGCCTCTGCCGAATTATCAAATGATCCATCAGCTTGCTTGATACCATCATTATCCATAAGAATACCAGCAAGAGCACCAAATTTACCCAAGGTCGGATTGAGTAAACTTAAACCACCACCAACTAATCCAAGAGTTGGATTCTTCATAATTCCAGAAGTAAGAGTTGCAGCAAGATTATTCATTGCATCTTCACCCCAGGATACATTATTGGAGTCTGAAATATTATTAGGCATAGGTAAAGCAACCCGTGCCACAAACTTCTTCAATGGTGTGATTCTTTGCTGACCTTGAGTTAGATTTTGAATCGCAGGTATGTCTCCTGTACCAAGGATTTGATCTCTTCTTGGTGGTTGATATATGAACTGGTCAATGGTAACAAAGTCCTGCCCACGAATATCTCCATAGGTATTATCAATTGGATATGCTGCATTAGCGATAGGATCTCCACCACCCTTCTCAAACAACTCATCAAACTTAGCAATCTCTGCCTCAGTAATTGCTAGACCTTGTAAGAAGTCTTTTACAAATGGTACAACATCCTTAATTAATTCTTCTGCTTTCTCTATTCCTACACTGGCAAGTTGACCAATTGAATTAGCACCATCAGATGCATTTGGATCATTGTTTGTTGGTGATTCTCCAGGTTCAACCTTTGGTTCATTCTCTGCATTATGTGGTGTCTTAATTATTTGATCCCTGTCTTCCCTATCAGCAGTTTGTCTTGCTGGGGGTACGAAAGCATCCGGTGGAGCAACAACATTTGCTGGAGTATTTGCTTGTCTCTTCTTAGATAAACTAAGTGCTTTAGTGTAACCTAAATTAAACTGCTCGGATTCTGTAGCTAGTTTACCGTTGATAGTTCCGGTTGCTAAGATTGCTTCTGCTGTTGCTCTATCTGTAACTTCTAAATTACCGGGTCCTTGTCCTATACGAACATCACCACTAGTGGTTGTACCAAAATTACTAGTGTAGTATATTCTACCAGAACCACCCTTTTCTTTTAGCACACCATCCCTATCGTATTGTGCTAGTATATAAGGACGTTGAATATCACCTACTGTCTCATTTACAAGGTAAGTTATACTGCCATCTCTGTGTAGACGAGTTTGCACAAAGTGTTCTTTCTCGTTTACCTTAACTCTCCATACAGGAGAAGTTGCAGCATCTCTGCCACCGACATTAATTAGATTGTCTGCCTTGTCTTCGGCGGCTACTCGTGCATCTGTGCTTGCTGACATTTAACTATCCCATGCAGATTCTGGACTAACAAAGATTCCTGACTTGTCTACAAAATTCTCAGTCACTAATTTTGCGACATCACGATACTCGTTTCCATCAACTGGAATAGCATACATGGCACCCATATTACTAGGAATGTAACTATGTATAATCTTAGAGTAACCTTCTGAAAAGTCTACCTGTTTCTTATTTATCAGGGAAGCAGCAACCTCTCCTCTAATTGCAGGATTTAAGTAGTGTAAGTTAGCACCAAGGATTCTGGAGCTGCTGATATCAATGATGTAAGCAAGGGGTCTTCTATCGTAGAAAGGATATCTTTCAGGACTCTTTGCATTGTAAGCAAAGAAACAGAGAGAACCTGGTCCTGGTTCACCCTGATTGTTTTGTAGTTCAGTGAACAGTTCATTGGCATACCAGTTGGGGTCCTTACCACCACCTGCCCGTGCCATGATTCTACTACCAATAGTATCTCTTTCTGCAGCAGCTTGTTGTCTTTGTTTGAGAGTCTTCCTTGGCATTACTTAATTCCTAGATCGTCTTCAGTCATAATCTTAAATTCAAATTTGCGGTCAGCACAGAATTCTTTTGCTGCCTTCCATTTTGCTTGATTGACTGTCCAAGTTACAAGAGACTGCTGCCATGCTTTAGTCTTTCTCTTGGGATTCATATTTGGTTGTGTTACCTGCTTCTTAGGTTTGATTTCTATAACCATTGTCCGCAGTTTGCCTGTCCTATCTGTATACTTGATAAAGAAATCAGGGAAGTAACGATGAACTCTTCTATCTACAGGTGAGATATATGGTATCCAAAACTCTTCTGATTGCCACTCCTTCACTGACTCGGTAAGGTCACAGTAACTCATAAATTTACGTTCCCACAAGGAACGATATATAATATTCTTAGCATTCCCATTGTACTTCTTAGGATACGACGGGAGATACCTTCCCTTATACGACATACATAGTATATAATAGTTTCAAAGTATTTAGATGGCAAGATATTCGCCTGAGACTCTATACCGGAAGATAAATGATGTCCAGGAAACCTTTGGTGGGTTGTCCCAAACGTCTCAGTTTATGGTGACGTTGAACCTTGGACGTTCTACCATCCGGCAAAGTGGTATTGCTCCTTTGAATAGATACCTCACCAGGTGTGGATTGTTTGAGCAATCTAAATCTACAGAGGAAACATATGACTTCCTATGTTCTGATGCATCTCTACCAGGATCATCTTTTGATATGGCAGAGGAGTCTGGTAGTCGTCAGGGAGTTATTGAAAGGTTCCCAATGCGTAGAGTCTTTGCTGACTTCGACTTGACTTTCTATGTTGATAAAGAGTATAATACTATCCGTATCTTTGAGGAGTGGTTGAACTGGATTGATCCACTCAGCAGGGGTAG